CTCCATCTATAAATGCATGTGTTATTAGATCCCCTGCTTTATATGTTTTATTGTCTATTGTTACTTCGGACGTAGCAAAAGCAGATGGTTCAGTAAAAAGTACAGATAACTCATAGACACTACCACTGTTTAAGGTAGTAGAAGTATCTAAAGGTATCACAGAAGATGTTCTAGAGCCTGTGTTTGAAATTCTTCCGCCTAAACGAACAGCGAATCTATTAGGATCTTGAACATTTATAATATCCCCTGGAGCTAGAAAAGCCCCATTTAAGGCGGTAGAAAAAGTAACTACCTCTCTTTGATTAGCCGCAGTCCATAACTTCCAACGACCATATCTCATAGCTTGTCCTTCAGAAGTAGCTCCCATAGCTACTGCAGTTTGAGAAATAATTTTCCCGGTTTCAGCTATATTTAGTCTATCTTCTACTATTAAAGGCTCTGCTTTATAATTAGACTCTGGATTTATCCAAGTAACAATTACTTGATTTATTCTAGTTTTACTGCCAGTACTTTCATAGGAAAAAGCCCCGTCCAAAACATTAGCACTAGTAAAATTGTACACAGGACCACTAGGGGCATCCGGAATCGGAGTAATCTTTCCGTCAAAAAAGTATATCATAGACCTAAAAACAGTAGATATATCTTTTAATACTTTGTATGCGTCCGCAGCTTTAGTAAGGTATAGGTTAGAGGTAAACCTAGGCTCTTGGCCTCCTTTGCCGTCAGGTACTAACTCATCACAATATCGAGCTATTCTATACAAACTGTATTTATCTACATCACTATGAGATAAAAAATCTCCTAAGCCATATCTATTATTTGTTAAGATATCATAAAAAATCCATGCAGGATTGTTAGTATAAACTTTATCGGCTCCAAAAGATCCGTCCCAATCTTGATAAGAGGTTTCTATTGCACCATTAGAAGTATTACGATTATAGTTTGCTATACCGTTAGCATCTTGATCCCTAGTTACATAGTTAGAGGGTACTAGAACTTTTAATCCTTTTAGGTGAAAAGATCTAGTAGGCATACTTTGAAACTGTTTAGTGTCAAAAGTAGTTTTAGCCATCGAAGTAAACGGGTGTGTAAGAATAGTTTTAAGTACACTAGTAACAGTAGATAAACTAGAGGCTGAAATATTCTGCCAATCGTGATAAGTCTCTCCTGGATATTTATAACCAGGACCCGTATGATTACTAATTCTTGAAACTCTTACTTTAAAGTCAGAAAAAGGCCTATACTGATCTAAGTCGATACGAGTTACAAAACTAATAGCATTTTTTTCTAAAGCTGCGTGTTGAAAAGGATTATGCAAGACAATATAGCTTTCAAAGCTACTCTCTCCAGGCCTTTTTAAAGCTAACTCTATTTTATACTGAGCATAGGTTGTTTTATCATTTCCTTTTCCACTAACTGCATATAATCCATTAGGATATGCAATAGTTAGAGTAGTCTCATCGACTTCTTGTAGCTGTGATGCAGTAAGATTAAATCCTGATGCAGCACTTCCGGTAAGTACTTTAGGGGCCTGAGACCCTCCATGACCAGTACTTTGCTCTAAAGTACCTCCTGCGCTAGGATTATTTGTGATAGAAGTGGAGCCTACGCCCCCATAACCTGTAAAAGGAGGTTGATCTAAGGTACCTACCCTGAACTGGGACGTTACACTTTTATACTTTTTAATTTCTGTTTGAGCCATTACATCAGCAGTGGAAACAATTGCTCCAGATATATCAAAACTATAAGACTGATAGCTTCCTGTTGTAGGGAAGGGCCATACGGATGCCAAAGTCAATACAGGACCTGAAATACTGGCTATTTTAACAATTCTATCTATGTGTAAAAAGTACGTACCTTCCGGTATTATCAAGCCCTGAGGAGAGCCTGCTCCTGGCTGAAAACTGGCTACAGACTGACTTGCTCTACTTATAATACTACCTTCTACCAAACTTCCGGAAGTGCCTGCTCCTACAATCGTCAATCTTGCAGGTACAAGAGTCTCTAAATTTTCAGAACCTGAAGAAATCATGTTATTTGTAAAAAACGCAGCATTATTGACGGTTGTGAGTTTCGCAGTAACATTTCCATTACTATCACTTCTGGAACCGTTAGTAGCATTTACATATATTGTATGAACGCCTCTTACAATTAAGTATTTATCTCCATTTGTAGATTCAATAACCGGAGTAGAACCTGCTGAAGCAATGACTGCCTGAGTTGAGTTATTAGTTAATCTTACTGTAGCGGCAGTTGCACTATAGGCATTTCCTGATTGCGAAAGGGGGGCTACTCTATCATCATTTAAATATATGGAGGACTGAGAATCTACTAAACCTTGTATAGGACCTTCTGAAAGAAGATCCGTAATAGAAATTACTTGCCTATCTCCGGAGGTATACTGCCCCGTCATATCCAAGCCTGCTAATCGTATATTTATATTATCAAACATTTTTTTGTTTTTCCCCTCTTAATTTAAGCTTGTTGATACTTCTGCAGTCGTAGTCTGATGAGTAATAACATTACCATTTGCATCTACATATGTATTATCTGTTAAATACCCTGAATTAGAACCTCTTCCTTGAATTACCTCAATTGCAATAGGTCTTCCTGGTACTCTTAGTTCTCCATAAAGAAGAGGCACAGGATCGCCTTCTTTAGCGTTACTTGCCCCTCCCGAAAATAGATAATTAGTAGGAGAGTCTTGGTCTACGGCGGGATCAGGTGCCATGATTTGTTGTATACCTGCTAAAGCGAGATTAGCTGCAAACAGAACAGTCATACTGCCTGTAATAGTTAAGCCTCCTCCAGCCGCGACCATAAAACCGTATCCGCCGGCAGGCGCTGTAGCTGCCCCTAAACCTGCGAATCCTCCTGAAAAATAAATTACAGCAATGATAGCAATTGCAGCAAGTATTTTAGTAATTCCTTTTTTTGATCCTGCAGGTACAAGAGCTATAGTTATGTCTCCTTTGACTGCTGGAACTAATAAATCTTCGTGCTCTAATTCACCCTCTTCTGTGTCTAGGATAAAACCTATGTCTTCTTCATGACACTTTCTAAGATAAGGTAAAAAATCTGGTCTATTAGCATTTATACACCTAAATATATCTGCATAGTCATCTGTGTTTACCACAAATTTTGTACCAAACTTTTCGCCTAGTTCTCCTTGTAAATACACATTACGCTGCATGACGATAAACTCCAGTTATATACTTTTTCCAAAAAGGGTATAGATTCTCTCTACAGGAGATTCTATTTTCTGCATGATGAAAGAATAAATCTTCCCCTAAATAAACCCCACAATGATTACCTACAGTAGCTTGAATTGTAAAAATAATCACATCATTTTTTCTCATTGGACCTTCTTCTACTTTAATGTATCCATAATCTTTAATTATTTCGTCTGTAAAATAATCCAAACTCTTTTCCCACCAGTCATCTTCAAAAGCCGCTCTAGCAGGTATGTCTATATCTTGAGAACTTAGATAGTCTCTCATAGCTTCAAAACAGTCATTAACTCCAAACTCATACTCTCTACCATAAAGAACCTTATTAGCTCTTTCAGGCTGTACGACAGTCATATCCATAGTAGGGTAACTAAATATATAATAAGGTATTCCTAAAGTATTACAATATTTTTTATCATTTTCGCTAGGCTCAGAGGAAGCATCTGGATGACTATGTACAATTCCTACTATATCTCCTCTCCTACTAGCTGCTATATACTGTTTCGAGTCTATAACAAAGGAGTCTTCATCTTCAGAAACATTATCACAAGGTATCCACTTTTTTTTGCCTTGTACGGCTATAAAAACTCCACAACCTTCTTTTGGGTAACACTTTTCAAAATGTTCTTTTATTAACTCTATATTCATATTTAATACTTGACTGTTCCAGGGAAAGATCCGAAAGGTAAACGAGCTGCAGTACTTTTTCTGCCAGAAGGGGATTGATTTGCCGATGTTTTAACAACAGGTATAACTCCATATCTAGCTTTACATGATTGCAAAGTTTTTCCACATATTTCTTCTCTCACCCAATGACCGTCTTTGTTCTCTGGAGCGTTATCTTGATTACCGCTGTGTGCGGACTTCCATATCGTGCCTCCATAACGAACATAGGTTCCAGCACTGTAAGAAGTTGAAGAAGAGTAGTCTGTCCATGTAAATACTTGTTTCCAGAAAGCCGAAGTTTCTGTAGGAGTATTTCCTGTTCCAGCAATTATACACAACCACTTTTTACCGGAATGAGTTACATAATTATCAGTAGTATAAGCGGTATTGGAAGCGTAAGTACTAAAAGAAGTTGTTGAAGCTACTAAAGGTCTATCTTCAAAATCAAAGTATGCATTGTGTGAAAAAACATTATCACTACCATCTCTGAATTTATAACTATTATCGGCGTTCCAAGTACATCCACCTGTATTTGATTTGTCATGCCCTTGATATTGCCAACTACAATATTTCCCGACGACCACTCTTCTAGGAAGTTTTATACCTTCTAAGTCAAACGGAGTTGCTACTTCAAAAGTAACGCTTATAGCAGTTTCAGATGCTATTCTATCTATAATATATTCTTGAGTACGAAGCTCTATCGGAGGGCTTGCGTCCCCGCTTTGTCCATACAAATATTTTTCGAAAGTTTGTCTTCTTATAATTCTTTGTCCGACTAAATCATCATGTTTAAAGTTTCCTAGCTGAGAGGTAAACAATGCACCAATATTAGCAATTGTAAGAGTGGGTCGAGAAGGTGCTCCATCCGCAGAAACTTCTAACCCATCTATCAGCATAGGCATAGGAAGATACTCTCTAACTGTATGGTCTGTCTGATTTGCAGTACCTGTGCCTGTGCCTACTCCTGTAGCTACAAAAGAAGTGCCTGCAGTATTGTTTAGAGCTCCAATTGAAGTAAACCCTGTTCCGGAAACAATAGTATAAGTTTGTCCTACTATAAAATTGCCGGCGCTTATAGGATTAGTTGGGGCTTTTTTATCTCTAAATTTTATCTCATCTAGAGACTCAGTAAGACCTGGATGTAGGTATAAAGTGGTTCCGTTAGGTAGACTTACTTGAAATAACTCTATTAAACCAGAATTAATTTCTTGAGACTGCACATCAGTTGCTATTATGTTACTCATGCTTCAAAAACTCTTTTTAATGATAATGTGAGACTATAAAAATCTTCATAGTCATAGGTTACGCTGTAATTAGTTGCCACTACTTTAACATCTCTTTCTCCGGAGCGTGTAGTGTTATTTGTGTCTGGCATTGTAAATAAAAACTTAGCTACGTTTTTTTGTGCATCTAAAAAGGAAACTATATCATCTATGTCTTCTTTTGTACGCGTTTTGAAACTTAAAGAATAAGTTTCTTGTAAACTATTAATTCCGTCCTTTATTCTTTGCTCATAACCGTCACCAAATTTTGCGGTAAGTACTCTAGGTGCAATTGATTTAGTCATAGACTTATCAGGAGTTGCAATTAAAGTACCATTATTTTGTTTAATTCCTATTGTCATTATGCTACTCCGTAGGGGTTCAGAATTCCACCTGAACGTTTTTGGTTTTGTAGCTCTGATTGGACAGCTTGTGCAATTGCTCCCCCTAGCTTATCCATATCCGGACCCGTGCTACCTTCTTTCTTTTGGGAAGCCCCATCTGCAGAAACATTAACAACAATATTATTGTTAGTAGCTCCGCTATCTTTCATCTCTACTGGAATAGACTTTCCGTTCGGTAAAGGCACTACTGCTTCTGTTCCATGAAGAACTGCAGGATAGCCGGACGTAGAACCTTTAGCTACTCCACCTGTTGCATATCCAGATACTTTTGCACCATTTGAAAAAATTCCTCCGTTTCTACCGGTGGGCGCCTTTATACCTAAGAAGTTACCGAATCCGGTTCCTCCCAGAGTACTTTCCAACATCTTCATAACCATTAACTTAATAATCATTTTTGCTATATCTGCTATTATTGCTTTTGCCATATCCGCAAAGGCTTGTTTAGCAGATTTTGTACCGTCTACTAGTGATTGAAAAGCTGACTGCATATTAGACTGTAAAGAATCTCCAATTTGTAAACCCATTTGAGCCATTTCATTTGCTGCTTTAGTTGCTGCCCGGCTTTTTTCTTCTGCTAGATCTATTTCTCGTTGACCTTGTTCCATTAACTTAGTATGGGCTGCTAGACCAATTTCGTCAATAATAAGTATTCTATCTGAGTGCATTCTTTGCAGATCGTTTTTCTTTTGAAGCAATTCTATTTTTGCTTGCTCTGCAGCTAAGTCTGCTTGCTCCCTCTGTCCGAATGCAGAATTTAAGTCTGCTTTAGCTCCTACTTGGGCTACAGAGGTAGTATTTCTTTTGTCTGCTAACTTTTTATCTTCTGCTTCGATTGCTCTTAAATTCTCTATAAAAGCATCTATGCCTCCTGCATCTTTAAATCGAGCGTCTAGTTTTTCTTTTATATCTGTAGTCAGTCCTAGAGTCTTTCCTGCTTCGGTAGCTGCATCTCCCATACTGCTTATTTTTGAGGTATAGCTTAAAACTGCTTCTGCACTGCCGCCCTTTAAAGCACTAGACATATTTTCTAGCTTATCTTTTGCTCCATCAATATTTGCGGTAAATCGTCCAGCATTTGCAGTCAGCTCCCTTATTGCTTTAGTATTACCTTCTCCTACTGCCTTTGCAAATGCAGGAGATACTTTATCCAAACCTTTCATTTGTTCTTGAATTGCGGCTAAACCTTCTGCATATTTATCTGTACCCTCTAAACCTTCTAATTGTTCAAACATGTCTAAGACTGGAAGACTCTTTATGCTTTCTGCTCTTGCTCTGTCTGCTTTCAGGGGGTCATAGTTTTTATCTTTTGTATTAAATACTTTTCCAGATAAAATAAGATTTAACTCTTTTCCTACACTTTTTGCAGAATCTTTTATATCTGCTAAAGTCTGTTTGTAGTCTTCGGCTGCTTCTCTGCCCTTCTGCCAACTGTCTGCCATCTTATATATAGAAGTAGACTGTACTGCGTTTTCTATAGAATTACCTAAATCGGTTCCGAAAGTAGTTTCTTTAGTCATTTCAAGATTTACTCCTGGTATTCTATTAGCTTGTTCTTTTACATAATTTATGGCTTTAATAGCTCCATTTACTATAACTTCTATAAATTTTAAAGAACCCTTTACTACAGAAATTATACCATCCATTATACTTCTAGGCGCATTTACGATCGCCATGATTAAATCATAAATCATTTGTATTATGCCGAGTATGACTGTAGCTTTCATAGCCATATTCATTGCTTTTCCAAAACCTTTTGCAGCTTTACCCGCAAGGATTAAACCACCTGCAAGCTTTTTCTTTATAGTAGCACCCGTAGCTTTTGCTTTAAGACTTAATTTTTTAAACATAGTACCTATCTTGCCTGTGGTTGATCTTGCTTTAGTTTCGGTTTTAGCAAGACCTCCTCCTATGCTTCGTGCAATGTCTATACCTACATCTTTGAAAATGCCTTTTGTAATTTTTCCTGTTTTTTGATACTCTCTTTCTGCCGCAGCTAACGCTTTTTTTAGATTTGCTTTATCAGGTCCTTTCATTTCGCCTGCTGCGGCTCTTGCAAGTATTGGAGATTTAGCTCCTGCTTTTACAGCTTTACCCGCCCCTGATTTTAACTCTGTAGCGCCTTCCGATCTTAAATCAGAAGCAGATTTTTTAGCTTCTTCCAGTTCTTGTGTATATTGCTCTACTGCTGTTTTTGCATCTGCTGCTTTTGTAACTTGACTATCAAAAAACTCTGTAATAGCATCTTTTGCCTCTCCAACAAATGGCATATTTTTTGCAATACTTAAACCAATAGCACCAAAAAATAAAGCAGCTACGGTTGCATTTTCATTAAGAAAGTTTGCGAGAGCTCTAAAAGGTGGCAATAAAAATTCGGATAAAGTTTTTGCTAAGTCTGAGAAAGTTGTTCCGAGTTGAACAAACGGGTTGGCCTGACCTTCTGCATCTCCTACTACATCATTAAGCTGTCTCATTGTTTCTAAATATACTGCTTGAGATTGATCGGCTGTAGTAAGTGCATCTGCTGAAATTCCTAAAGATTCTGCATATTTCTTTTTTGCTGTTTCCAGTCTAAGTGTAATTCCGAGTTCATCAAGTAATTCTGGCTCAGCTTTTGAGACACCTTTAGTGAGTCGGTTAAATGCATCATTAAAGTCCCTACCTAGTACGTTGGATACTTTTAAAGCTCCATCTGCCATTTTTGCCATTTGTTCGGAAGAAAATCCTTTTGCTAAACCCATTGCGGACGCTGAAGCAGCTGTTTGGAAATCGAGCATACCCTTAGATGCTTCTCGCAGTTTACCTGTTAAACTCTGCATAGCGATACCACTATTTTGAGCAAACTGTATCTGACTTTGTTCTAAAACTTGGATATCTGCGGCATTCTTTAAAAAGTTAAAAGCGGCGCTCAAAGCAAATACACTAGCAGCAAAAGTAGCATAAGCACCTACTAAGCCTCCCATACCTTGTGCCATTTTTGAAAAGTTTTTTGTTCCGTTAGCTGAAGCTTGAGCAGCGCCTTTAGTGTTGCGATCAGCATTACGGGCACCTTTAGCCATAGCGTCTAAGCCGTCTCCGGCTTTTTTAGCACCAAGACCAACTTTACCCGTAGTGCCTTTATCGTCTACTAATACGTCAATTTCAACTTTATTTTTTGCCATTAGCCTTTTACACTATGGGTGTACTGTTTTCCACCGCCCGCAGACCTTCTTTCTTCTGCTTTTCTTTTTCTGTCAGCCTTTTCATGGTTGTGCGCAACTACTATTCCTTCCCATAACTTCATAAAGTACAAAATAATACGAGGCTCATCCACTGAATATACTTCAAATAAGTAGTCTATGTTTGACCATACTTTGCCCATATAAGTACCTGACATACCTTCAATTCGATCTTCTAAGAAGCTGAATACGAAAAATGCCACTTGGACTTCATAAGGAAATTCTGAAGTCTCGAGTGGCATCTTATCGGGGTCTGGCTCTTCACCTACCTGTTCGCAGATGGATAAATACTTATCTACATCTATTTCGTCTGCTTGTTTTACATATCTCTCAAGTAACCTTTTTATTTCGGCTACTTGTTCCCAGTAAAATTTTCAAGATCACTTACTGTTTCGGTAACCCAAGTATCGAAATCTCCTGAGTTTCTCATAAGCAATTCTGAGTTCTCTTGAGTATGTATTAATTCATCATCTGCGTCAAGGGCCGAGACATCTACCAATAGAAGCTCTTCTAGGTAACGATATTTTAGGCCTGACCATCCTTTGATTACTGCCTTACAATACTCTACTAAAAATCTCTCCTCGTCCAACTCCTCTTCGGGTTGACGGGTTTTTTTATTAAACTTTGTAGTAACACATTTTTTACGTAGTTTTACTAGCTCTTCTCGGGCTAAATAACACAAATCTACTGTCATTCCCTTATAACCAGGAAAGTCAATTGTTACTGTTTTGCTAGGAGTCATAAGACTCGCTAGTGAAATTGGGGTCTCGCTCATTTTTTATCCTTTAAAGTAAAGTTAGTTGATAAAATAAGGGGTGAAAATCACCCCTTATTTCGATTTTCTATTCCATAGTATAGTCCAAAAGACCTTCCATGTCAAGAACTTTTTTTTAATACCTTACTACAGTGGATTATATATAATCGTTGCTTCATCAGTGGCATCAATAGTACTAGGCAAAGCGTGGAAAGTAGTCTCCAAAGAGATAATATCTTCTATAGAATGTGTCGGAACTTCTAAGTGACACGTTGGTAAAGTGACTTGTATATTAGGAGCACTTGTGCCGCCTATATTAAATACTAAATTAAAGTCATTTGTAATTGCACTAGTAGATTCAATTAAGTCTTCAAACAAATCTGCACTTCCTCCGCTATGGTTACCTAAGTAACAAGTAAAAGATCCTCCAATATTAAGTGTCCCTGTTACGGCTGCAAAAGGCTGATTAATTACTCCTAATGTTTCTGGTGTAATGTAGGTGAGGTTGTTTTCAAAATTAAGACTGCCGCCAGTAAGAGTCAGATTATAGGTAGCTACAAAATTACCGGTTGCGGCATGTGTTACTGCAAGAGTAGTAAGACGGTTGCGTATAAAGTTACTTGTACTTGAAACGCCTTCAGTAACATTAGCAGTTGGGCTGCTTCCTTGTTCTGTAATTAACTTCCCAAAACCTGACCAGTTAATAGTTGTAATACCCTCAATATCAAAGTCCATACCCGCAGAATTAACTACACAACCTTCAATTTTGTAAACAGTATGGGTAGCAGCATTATAAGGACCTTGTCCCATAATAAAGTAAATATCCAACTCTTTTAAGCTTGCCACGTCTGCATCTGCAAAGTCAATAGTTAGTTGGCTTGCGGTGTTTGCCATGCCTTGATCAGCAGACCAGGCACTGTTCGCACCTGCGCCACCTAAAGTAAATGCCCCATTACCTACAAGAGCTGCCCAAAGGACTTCTTCTACGGCATGAGCCTGTGCACTGTTTTTGTCCCAACCTCCGGTAGCATCCACTACGGATTTGAAGGGGCGAGCATAGGTGGAAAAGCTCCACTCTGCTGGTGCGTAAGAATCGTTGAACATTCTTCGTCCTCTTCGGCTTTTATTACCTGAAACCGCTGAAGACATTTCCGCCAGACTAATCTCTGACGTATTTGTTGCTTGCGAGAAAGAAAACCCGTCTAAAACAGGAATTTCCCAGTAAACTGTACCGTCTGATACAACTACTCTGGTATCTCTACTAAAAAATAAATCGTTTGCCATAGTTATTCTCCTATGTTATCTTGAAAAGGCTAGGACGTGAACGTTTGCTCGTGCCTGCATTTTCTAGTATCGAACCTCTATAAGCATTTCACCAACACCTAAAGGCTCAAGTACACCTTCATCAGTATCTAAACTAACGACTGTGATTTGTTGAGTATACTGATCTACATTATTACGATCTTTATACCTCAGTCTAGAATTATCTTCTAGAGTTGTTTCTACATCTTCCATTAACTCATCAAGAGCTTCCACAGCATCCTCTGCCTGAACGTAACATCTTATCGTAACTGATAGGAATCTATCTTTATATCCCCCAGTTTGATACTCTCTTGTTTCCGAACCCGCATTCAAATGAACAGCTGGAAACTCTTCGACTTCATCCCAAAACTTTAAACGAGGAGAAACGTTCTCGTTTAAGTTTGTTAAAAATTCGCCCGTACCGTCAATATCTTTCAACTTATTCACTAAAGCAGCTACAATACCTAGGCGTCTCGATGTATATGCTCTGCTCATTATTGTCTCCTAGTGTAGAATCTTCCGATTGCCATATTTGCTGCAATTTCTCTAATAGAGCTATCAATTAACTCTCTCGGATCTCTTTCTCCATTTGCCCAAGGTGCGGAACCTCCGCCGTCTTCAAAAACTCCATAAGGATTTCTTTGATAAGTATATCCTATACTAGGGTACCCTTTGGGTGTTTTGACTACATCTGTAATTTTTACGCTATCTGCAAAACGTCCTGTTCTATTTACAAGTTTAGGACTTTGCATATTTTTTCTTACAGTATTTGGCAGTTCTTTGTTGATTATAGCTATGGAACGTAATATGTCACTCGTTCCGCTCTTTTTTACTCTTGCTACTTTTGCTACTTTTGCTGTTGCTCTTTTTGCAGGAGCGGGCTTTTTACCTTTTCGCTTAGAGTCTCCCTTTTTAGGAGTACTTTTTGCTTTTGGTATACTAGTTATAGCCTTAACAGCAGCAGCTTTAGTTAAGTTTTTCATAGCTACAGCTGTTGATTTTTCTATAGCCTCTTCTTTTATACTTTTACTTCCGGGTATTTCTGCTATTTCTTGTGTGTTTAACCATTTAGTTAATTCTTTTTCTAAAAATTTTGATACTTTTGCCCAATCACCGTGTTCTGAGCCAGGAAAGTTTTTGCCTTTTCTCTGAACTAGAACCGCTACTTGTCCAGTATATCGAATTGTTTCTTTTCCTTTACTATCCTGAACTAACTCGAAGTCTGCTAGTACGTCTCCAAACTTTTCTTGAATTGTAGACATAAGTTTAGACTCTTTAAATTTAGAGCCTACTAGATCATCACCTTCTAAAACATCCAGTACTTTTGTTAGTCTTGCTAGACCAACAGTAACATTTTGGTGTAAGCGTTGCATACCCATGTTTACTGTCTGCTTTTGTGCATCGGACATTTCTGGGCGTCCATGCTTTTTTAACTGTTTATTTATATACTTAATTCCTGCCTGTTTCATTCTTGTAAAAGGCGTTCTATAAGTTTTATCTGAAGTAAAAACTACTTTATTTCCGTCTTTATGATGTAAGCTGCTTCTACTTCTAGAATTTTCTAAATGGCTTAGTAGAGCCGTTCTTGCCGCTTTTGCTGCTTCTTTATATACATCTTCTGGATTTTCAAAAGGAACATGCATGCCTGGAAATTCCTTTTGATGAGACTTAGAGAAAGCTTCTTTAAAAGCTTGTTTTAAATTATGGTTTGTTACAGTAACAATTTGCTTAGATTTATCTACCCCTGAACGAGCCCAATTATCGTTAGCCACCTTTAAAGCCTCTTTCATGAGACTATCAATTCTAGCTTTGGCCATATCTAAAAGTTCTTATACAGATCCAAGACACGTTTAATATGGTCTGGGAACGCTACGTTATTACGTTGGCTAGAAGAGCTATTATTTTGTATACTAGCTCCGGCTATAGTTTGACGCGCTTTATGCTCGTCTTTCATATAGTAAGTTATTAAGTCAATTACTGCTAATTGTAAATCTGCTGGACAATCTGCATAACCTGCTTTATAAGTAACCTTTACTGCAGCAGGCCCGCCTGGCCAGTTCTTTTTTCCGCCTTGTGTGCTTACTCTATAAACCACATCTAAGGTTGTATCTGCAAAGTACTCGGTAGCTGGTACAGTAGTATAACTAGAACTGTAATCATCCCTTTCCTCTACAGACACGATTGAAACTAAAGGAGTTTCTGTCAGTTGTACTAAATTTGTAGCCCAGTTGATGTTAAACGTTTCTACTTTATTTGACGAGTAGTGATCAACAATACTGCTGCCACAATAAGTTTTTACTAATGCACTTACAGACGTAATTAAAGAAGTAATCCGAGAGTCTTCTTTTGTACTCTGGATATTCTCCGAAACTTTGTAAGTATCTAAATCTATTAAGTTTGCCATTTATAAGTCCATTAGTAAAAACTTGGGGGAGATGAACTCCCCCTCGTTTCTATACTTTTTCAGTATTAAGCTACAAGATCAATCTTAACACAAGGCTGGTCTGCACCGGCACCTGCAACGATTTCTTCGAAACCGAGAGACTGACTAGCAACGATAACGCGACGCTGGTTCATTACTTCGTAATCCTGCTCAACGGTTACACCGCGAAGACGAGGCATTACGTAGTTACGAGTGTAACATGCGAATGCTGCTGGGATACCTGCTGCTTCTGCAGGGAACTGATCAGATACTACTACTGGAGTACCGTAAACGGCTCCGATAGTACCCGTTACACGAGCTGCAAGATCAGATCCTACCTCGTCCAGAGTCTGGAAGCTAGCATCTTCGAGCAAGTCGTAGTACATGTTCTGGCTTACGATGTAGGCCAAATCAGTTGGGTTCAAGCCGTACTTGCCCATTTGCTGACGTGCTGCAAGCAGTCTTGCTGAAGTCATCTTAACACCATCAGAGATGTCCATAGTTGCTGCTGCTGCTGCTGCAACACCGTCAAGACCGACGATAGTGCCGTTACCATTAAGAACAACAGATTCAACAGCTTTTGCGTGAGCGCGAGCTACTGATTCAACAATCATAGGCATCAAGTTAATAAGAACTTGCTCGTCTACATCGTTGTCCATGAACGAGCTTGAAATCAAGCGATAAGCGTTCAGGATTACTTGCTTAGGCTGGAACTTATTAGCGTTGCCGCCAGTGTTGCCTTGATTCTGCAAGTTACCAGAAGTAGCATTGATTGCCCATGCAGCCGCGTCAACGTCAGGCTGGATAGGAAGTACAGTTGCTGCACCATTTACAGGGATTTCACGGAACAAACGAGCTACTTTCAACTCATTCATGATTTCTTTCTCGATGAGACTAGAAACTTCCTGATCAATATCAGCGGCTGCTGTAGTATAGTCGATACCTGCTTTTTCTTGTAAGTCACGAGCGAACTCAGTGTTCATACCCTTACGAGTCATAACACCCAATAGGTGAGCTTTCAAGAACTCTTGGCCCCACTTAGATACATCACCCTTAGAAGAACGGTCAGTGAAAGACTTCTTGCTATTTTGCATAGCATCGATCTCTGCTGATTTCTCTTCCAACTCAGACTTATACTGCTTGAGTACTTCGTCCATTTTTGCGTCTTTTTCAGCTAGCTTAGCTTCAACGTCAGCCATAAGAGCTTCAACGCCGGTTTGTACGCCAGTTTTAACGCGGATTTCTTCGGCTTCAACAGCCTGTGCCTTTTCAACTTCTGCTTCGGCTGCTGCCTTTGCTTCTGCTTCATCAGCTGCTTTTTGCTCGGCTTGCTTCATAGCAATCTTAGCAGCTGTGTCTTCAGCTACCTTCTTTGCAAAAGCTTCCAAGTCGATGTTTTGATTATCCATCTTGATCTCCTGATCTGCGGAATTAATATCCGCGCTTTGAGGTGTGTCACTAGCTATTCCCGAAGTAATAACTTCATCCTTAGCCAGAGACTGACCTGCTAGATCTACACGATTTGTGAAAGTTTTTTTGAATTCTTCGTACTCTTCAGAAGAGTCAAAAGACTTCGCGAGCGAAAAAGTAGCCGATTGATTGCACGGTACCGATACTACAGATACCTCAAACAACTCAGCGTCCTTAATCATAAGTCCGTCGGTTTCCTTAATATAATCAGCATCCTTGACTCGGAAACCTACGGAAAAGGCCCCAAGAACACCGTCTTTAACTAGTTCTGCAACATTAGCGGGTGCAGACTTGCTAATCTTACACTCTAACTCCAAACCGTTAGGTCCAGATTTCAGACCAGTGGCTCGGCCAATTGGCTTGTCATAATCATGATTAAACAAGATAATTGGATTTTTTTCAAAGTTCTTTAGTCCACCTTTCTGCCAAGCTTCTGCTGAGATGGAGTCACCCGCGCGATCAAAATCAGCTGTACTTGCCATTCCGCGAATCATGACAGAGCCATCGTCCTGTTCATGAGTCTTGAAAGTAGACGTCAGATTAAAGATTTTATTCATCATCTTAATCCTTTTTAACTGCTGGTTTAACAGCAGGCTTGACCGCAACCTTAGGTTCTGGCTTTGGTGCTTTAGGTGGAGCAGGTTTTGGTTTAGGAGGAGGATTTTCCTTCTTCTTAATTTCTGCCCACACTTCTGGAAGAGAGCTCTGCATAATACCTAACATGCGACTCCAGCTCCCAAAAAAATTCAGTACAAGTCCTGCTCGAATAGGTGTTCGTGCTTCAATATGTTCATACTCACGCTTACTAAGTATTTTTCCTTCTTCTAGCATTACCATTGATACTGCTTCGAGGACCTTGCCTCTTTGTCTTAAACTTCCCATTATTCCTCCGCTTCCTCTGTTTCCTCGACGGGTCTTCCGCCTTCATCTGGGTTAGTTGCTGAACCTGCAATGTTTGCAGGAACGCGTATTTCTTCTGTACCTTCAATAGGCTCAAAGCCTAATCGGTCTCTTGCTTCTGCTGGAGTAATAATACCTCCATTTACTAGAGATGTGTAGTATGCTGAAGCATCTCGCAGTTCCGGCTGTAAAGCGGGAATATCAGAAATGTCCTCACGCAATTCAAAACCAAAAAATCTTTCGAGTCCATAATTAATTTTTCGAACAATAGGAAGTATAGTCTCAAGATAATACATGCGCATATTTGGGCGAATGTTAGCGTTATTACCAGAATCCAACATAATTGGAGGGATTCCGAGCGCCTTTAAAATAATCTTTTCATTCTCATCTATCGAAGTTTGAAAATCTAATTCTTTAAAATTCACATTAGATATAGAATCTACTTCAATTCCACCGTCTAAGATAAGAGGTCGTCTTCCTCCTGCATCTGGACGGTATCGAGCTTGCCAAGAAACCATCATTCGTTCTTTAATTTTCTCAGAAAGTGTATTAGGAGATTTAAGTACTAAACCTGGCACGGCTCCATTCTTAAAAAAGTTATCTTGGAAAGCTCTCATGCTTTTCATGAGAATCATAGTACGTAATGCAGGCTTTAGTCGAGGGACTCCACGATATATGGAGTGGAAAGAGTTTTCTTTAATATGAATAATCTCATCGGGACTAAATGTAATATCGTGCATTGTGAACTTTTCAATATACGTCTCTTTACTAGAATGAATACGTACATCTGTGGCCGGTAAATGATAGAGATGAGCTCCATCAAAGTACATAAAGATATTACCATCAATTAAAAAATCAGTAATAAGATTACGCTTAAAGCTGTTAATGTCTTGGTAAGGATTAGGAGATTTGTTTAAAAGAATCTCTACCTTAGATCTCTTGATACCAGGAACTACGCCTCGAAAAGCATTATCTCTAGAAACAGTAGTAGGAATCTCAGCTACATCATCTACGATCATATTTACGCCGCGATTAACGATTTCTAAGTCTTCATACGCTTTTTCATAACTAAAGCTGGGCTCTCGAGAAGAGTTAATATCATTGCCCATATGAAGCTGTGCAGGATTTAACTTCTCCTCAACTTCTACGGGGGTTTTCTCAAAAATATTATACCATGCCATTATGTTTTTCTCTTTGAATCTCTACCCAACGCATTTGCTTTTTTGCAGTGCCTAATCCGGGGTCTTTGCCATAAATTGAGTGAAGCTTTATATGATGAGTATGACATAATGTAACTGTGTAATCATATAGCTCAGCATGGTGTTCTTCTATAAAGTCATCCCGAAGTGCTTGTATGTATTCAGGATTGTGTTTGTTCTTTGTCAACCATTGATTTAGCAATGGTGTTAAACTGTAAAAATGGTGAAAGTCAAGCTGCTCTGTCTCATTGCAAATCTCGCAAGCGTTCCCTTTTTCATACTTGGACTTAGCCTTATCTCGTACATACTTTACAACATCACGTTTTAACTTGGGCATTTTCCATTAGATCCTCAATTTTCATCTAAAGAATTATATCGACTTTAGGGTGACTTGTCAATAACTATTTTTCATCAGGTGTCGCTAGAAGGACACGTTTGCGGTTTGAAATGAATATAATCCGTAGCGAAGACCGTCTGCCATGTGCGAAGCCATGTTGTGCTTCGGCTTTTCCTTTAATAGATTAGGATTAGGATCCCATTGATAAGCATCTAAACACTTAAGGGACTCTTTACACTCTTGGTCAACATAAAGTTTGTCGTTGTCGATAATGCCCGATACATGTCCAATTCCATCCAATACAGACTTCTTAGCGTTAATGGTGGAGATGTCATAGTTCTGCGCGAGATCGAACCTTGTTTGCTGAGCAGCACTGTCAATATAGATATAATCAATATCCCAACGATCAATAAGTTTTTGTATTTCAATAGCATGTTGCTCTGTGGTTCTCTCCGAATTAAAGTACTCATCAACTAAGTAAAATTTGTCCTCATCCCAGTCGTATGCGATTACACACAACGCTGTAGGATCCTTGTATCCTACGTCCAAGCCCGCAAAGACATCCATCTTTGAGGTATCTAATTGAGACAAGTCTTTTACCTGTGTCTCAAAATCAAACTTCCAAATCTGACCTTCATAAGTATTAAAGTCAGCTTCGTATTCTTGCCGAAACTCGGCTTCTGACATAGACTTACGTGCTTCTGCTATGTCAGTTTCTGACATTCGAGGATTGTCTCGATATGTCGCTCGTATACTACACCATTCTGGGAAATCTTCTGAAAATCCTCTATAGAAGAACTCAGAGAACCAGTTGTTGCGACCCCGTGGCGTGGAAATAAAAATTGCTTTGGAGTTCTCTTTATCTAGCGTGGGTCTGAGTGCCACATTGAACGCATCTTTTCCATCAGCGAGAGCAGCTTCGTCAAAAATGATAAGGTCATACGAACGACCAACACAAGAGTCAACTTGATTAACTGATCCCATACGTACAGTAGACCCGTTCGAGATTTCAATAACTTTATCTTTTGCATTATCTTTTGTAACCTCTAAGTCAAAATGTTTAATTAGGTTCCTTTGTAGATCGAAAGAGATCTGAGACAAAGAATAGTTTGGGGACATGATAAGGATGTTAGAGCCAGGCACTAAAGACACGAGCTGTCCAATAATGTTGGCAATATAAGTTTTGCCTTGCCGACGAGAGACGGCGGCAGAGACAAAACGGTATTTAGGGTTGTTAATCGCATTTATAATTGCTATTTGCGATGGCAACGGTGTGACGTTCAATAGGTTTAAGTACGGTCCTATTGGAAGTTTTAAGAACTTTGCCTCAGATCCTAATTCAACTATTTCGTCGCAGAGTATATCTCTACGACTTACTTCAACTGTCATATTAATCTTCTTTTTTAACTAGTGTCCAAATACCATAGGCTAAACCAACCCATGCCATCATTTTTGCTAAACCGCCGAAAAGTATTACTGATCCGCAGATTCCAATAAGCATTGCACCATCCCAAGATGTGCGCTCTCCAATAAGTCTTTTAACTAAGTTCATATGTGAGTACCTCTCTTTTTATGGCCGTTCCAAGCCATAAAGCCTGCCGCTGCTAATGCCCAGTAAGCAAGATAATTTAAAAACTTAAATCCGTTTACTTCAATGCAGATGTCTCGAAAAAGCTTATCTGCCTGACTTTGATCCATTCGAGTTGTGTTTGTTCCATCTTTCTTTTTCAAGCAAGCAAACTTATAAACATAATCGTGAACAAGACCGCCCATAAGCAGTACTCCAGTAGGAGATAGCCACATAGCTAGAAACTTTGGTACCGATGCGCCATCAAACTCAAAACCTTTAGGAACTACGTACTCTTCACCACCGATCTTAAAATGAAAGTCATCGCAGATTTCCCACTGTCGTACTCCCATTAACCACATAAGAATACCTTTAAAAAAGCCTTTATCTTTAGTCTGAATTGGAAGAGGCTTCATGTGAGGCATTTCAGAATACTCAAATCCTACACGGTAGTCTCCTTGTCCATCAAACTTAGTAAAGATAAAACCAACTACTACTAGTGCTCCGAATACTGTCCACTGCCAAAAAGTCATTGCTAAATCAAGTAACATTTCCATTATTTTTTCCCTGCATATGCATTGGCCCCAAAGAATGCGGAAACCAAAGCCGCGATAGCTACAAAGTAAGTGGGAGCAATATCACCAATTATTTTTGCGGCGCTATCCAGACCAAATAATGATGTGCAAAAAATGCCGAAAGGATAAAACAACATTCCCCATAAGGAAAACCATGTCATCTTTCTCATTGCATCACGCTGTGCATCTTGATCTTCTAATTCTTTTCTTCGAAACTCAAGGTACATTTCTGTTTCAATGTCGGATACTTTTCCGTCACCATTTGTGTCTGCGGGATGAAACCCAGTTTTTTCGTCTACCATTTTACTTTATCCGCCCAATATGCTGCTGACATTTTGCCTTTAGCAATATTCTTGGCGTGTCTTGCTTTAAATGACGCCCTTTTCTTTTTCATTGCCGTAGACTCACCGGCCTTCGGCTTCCCTGCCGTTGAAGCTCCCTGCTGACCGAAACGAATTGTTTTAATCTTAGTACCTACTTTGGCTACTACAATATGGGACTTTTTTGCATGACCAGGCGTGCGTTTAGGCTTATTAAACCCCGCAACGCCTGCTCTTTTTAGTCTTGAATCTTTTTTCTTTGCTTTTCTTTTTGCTGGCATAGTTTACCTCTTCTTCCGCTTCATAGTAGCTTTACGCTTTCTTTTTACGAAAGTCTTAACCATAGTAGGTTTGCCTCCTGGATTACCTGCTTTTCTTTTTCTACTTATTGCAGACTTCTTTTGAGCTGCGGACATGCGAGCCGCTTTAGCTTTTGGAACGCACTTAGGGTACTTACTACTTTTTGCTTTACTTCTCCCGCACTTGGCGTAACCACCTCCTTTCTTAGGACGAGAGATATCTACCCAATCTTCTTTAAACCACTTTGTGAGACTCATTTAAAAATTCTCACTATTTTACTAATAATCATTTTGATAGCTGTCATATATGCCCAACCATATCCAAACCACCAATGAAACTGATGATTCTTTTCAATGGCAGACTTAGAGCCAAACTTACGAGTCCAGTTATCTACATACTCACCTTTATACCGAAGCACTGCGTGAGAAACTTTTCTTTTACTTGGACCAACTAGGCAGATGCCTGCTTGATGAGTAAGAAGCATCCACCACATTTTTAATTGGCTTCTTCCACATAGTCTGTAAAGAATTGACAAAGAGTAGTCTTCACAGTCTCCTACAAATTTACCGTTACCATCTTCTGAGTAAATTATCTTCCATGCATCAGCCATTCCATACTGAGTACTATCGAGTCTGTAATCCCACTTTGCTGTAAAGTCTGCAACAATTTTGTCTCGTCTAGCTACTTCTTCTTTTGTCACTTCTTGACTCCCATGCGGTATTTTCCGCCTCGGCGTTTATACTCTTTTACTAAAAACGCATTTGCATATGCTGAAGGGTAGACTTTAAATTTTCTTTTTACCTGTGCCTTAACTGCAGAATAAAGTCTTTTATTCGTAGGTACTGGCTTCTTCTTCGTGGCTTTCCTCTTCCTCTTCACTGCCATCTAATTCCTCCGTAGCACACTCACAAGGATCACATTCGCAATCTTCGCATTCAATGCCTATGGCTATTTCAGCCTCTTCTTTTGTAGCAAATTTAAAAAGGGTTCCTTTAGAGTCTCGAAAACACCATCTTCCTCGCTTTTCAAAAATTTCCATACTATCTGCCTCGCTTTTTCTTGCCCTTGCCTTTCTTGGCCGGACGACCGCGCTTTTTACCGTAAGTTCCTTTTCCTGCTGGCATAATGCTCTCCTACATCTTAGTGGCTAGAGTTACTAGCACACCGGCTAGGAACAAAATAACTGTTCCACCAATTCCCATCATACGGGATTCAATTCGTGTAAGTCCTTTTTCAACATCTTCTAAACGTTGAAAGCACGTTTTCCAACGCTCTTCGCACTGTACTTCGTGCATCGCTTGTTTCTTTTCAAGTTCATCAACTTGATCCGAAGTTCTTAAAAATCTTTGAATAGTGTCAGTCTGTTCCATTGAGTAATTTATCCATCAGCTTACCGTAATTACCTTGACCGAAAGGCACTGATTCATTAATCTGCACATTAGTCTGGTTTTTGATATTGCTGCTTTCGGCTTTAGCGAGATCGGTTTGAGCTTTAATCTCGTCAATGCGCATTTTGTGAGCCATCTGTAGTAAATCTGCTAAGTCTTTACTAGAGTAGACACCAGACTCCTGGGCTTCTTCTAGTTTGGACGCTATCATTTCATCCAACAAGGAACCGATGTTATTCTTATTTCGGTAGCCCATATCCAAATACACTGTGTCAATGTACTTCTTTACTTCACGCTTATTTAGGACTTCAACTACCTGTTGTTCAGGTACCTGTAGGTATTCACATACACCGCGAATATTGCCGTATTGCAGATAACTATTCGCTATCTCCAGTCCCTCAGGAGAAATTGTGGTTAATTCTTTTGCCATGGTTCAAATTATACTCAGTTAGGGTTGTTTTGTCAAGAAGTTTTTTTCTTAGGTGCTCGTATTACAGGAGTAGAACAAGTCCTACTATAAAACCTACATTTAAACCTAGGGAACATACAAAGATAAAGTCTCGTGAGAAGCTTCTCCTTTCATAAGTATCCATTATTCTGCTAATGGATTATCGAGCGCTCTTTGTAGTTTTTTAGTTAGTCTATCTTCTAGCTCTTTCATCTCTCGAGAAGTGTCGGAACTAAGTGCATCTCTTTTATTTTCAAAGCGTTCGCTTGCACTATCTATCATTTCACGCACTTTTTCTTCTGATGCGCGTACCTTGTCTTCTGCTCTATCTGCTTGCTTTTCTATTCGGAGTATGTCGTCTCTCAAACCTGACTTAATGTCTCGAGTATACTCGATTGCGTCATCGAGTTTTGTTTCCATTACGGCGTTTCGTGCTGCAATAGCATCTACATCGATATTTTGAACAATCTCTTTCATGTCCATATAGTCTTTGTAAAACTCAAAGGTTGCCCAAGAAGCTCCTCCCAGTGTGGAAAGCGCTGTAAGTACTACGGCCATTTTGCCGCCTTTAAATGTCATTCCTCCAAATTCAAACTCTGCCATTTAGTCATTTCCTTCCCCCGTTGCTAAAATACTTTCAGCCATAGGGACTTGTACTGCAGGTATATCGTCAACAAACTGCAAGTTTCTTAAGTTTGCAATCTCCTGCTTTAACCTGAATACCTCCATTCTTTTCTTTTCGAGCTCTAACTGATACAAAGTATTGCAGTTAAGTCTTTCTTTCGGAGCTCCTATTGGTATATTAATACGAGCATAAACACCTACGTCGTTTGTTCGTACTTGAGGCATTGTCTGATCTACTATGTAAGGACTGTCATATCCATTATCTATGAACCCTACAACTCCGAATTCCACATTCGTGGAAGAGCCGATAGCATTCTGGCACTCTAGCTGGCCTGATCTTATCCTATCGGATGCATAACTTTGTGGAGAAGCTGGCAAGTTCAGATTAAGAGAACTTGAATCGCCCCAAGCTGTTGAACATAAGAACAACAGTACTATAATTATTAAAAACTTCACAATGTCTCACTTTAATTTTGAACATATTCGGGAAGATACTATAGAAGGTTCCTTCACAGTTAATAGTATCTTCGATTTAGAACAAATATACTTAGCTTTATCACTTTCCTTTTTACTAATGTATACTGTTATATTCTTTGTTTCTCGGTACTCCATAGGGACTACCTTGCTTTCAATTGCAAACCGTACAGGCTCCCAGTCTTCGTCAAATACGTTGACTTCGTAGTACCTTATATCTTCTCTAGTATTGAAAAGAACCATTTCTGCTTTGTATACTCCTGCTATATGCGACATTTCTAGCTCTGGATAAGTAGGAGTAAACTGGTGGGCATTTGCATACCCACCCGTTAAAAGTAAAAACAGTATGATAAATCTCATTACTTAGCAATACACTCCGCTACAATAAGTGCAGTATAGTTTCCTGAAGGAAATGACTTTCCAACACCATAATCTGCTTCAGAAGTTACATTAAACCAGACACTACCTGCTTTCACTAGGTCAAATTCTGTGGTGTGTCCGTTATTGTAGATAGCTTTGTCTGTATTAAATATAGACATTGCTGCATCAGACATTTGACCCGCAATAGTTGTGCTCGTCCAGTCTACGGTATCCGATAAATTTGGAGAAGCTGAGAAGTTAGTGGGCGTTGTAATTACCGCTTTATATTTTGAAGCAGTAATAATGTCGTAACGGATAATTGGCATTACTCCTCCGTCCGCAGCTTTAGTACTTAGCTTATCTACTGTTGGGTTACCAAACCTACCTGGAGTGTCCGATTGAATTACACACTTAGATTCAATAAATCCGGTAATTGGAATATCAGCGCCTGCAGTACTAGCCGCAACTGCTAATGCAGGAATTAATAATAGTTTTTTCATTTTCATAGGTTTTTGAGTTCCTAGTGCAGATGCACCCTTCGATAATTATTTATCGTACTGTTTTGTTACCATCTCTTCGTGTAACTTTTGTTGAGCTAATCCTAGCCTCTTTCCTTTCTTATTTTTAGGTATCTGACTATCAGGGATCATAGGCATATCTGTATAAGTGCCTCCGTTTAATGAACTAGTATAAGATACCGGTATATAGTTCATTGCAAATAGAGCTGCTTCTTGAGCTGCAGCCTGTCCATCCATTGCTCCACGATTAAGACCTCCAAGCATTTTTTCGAGATCTACTTTAACTTTTTTAATACGCATCTTGCGCTCGTACTCTTCCTCTTCGTCAAGTTCTGCTTGGCGTTCCATTTCTGCTAGTACAAGCTCATCTTGTAAAGGATCATTAAATTCTACTACGGGAATAAGGTCTGGGTCATAGGGAATTCTGTAACCAGGACAGGTTGGATCACTTTGAGGGTCAAAGCAGGGCTCATACTGATAAGTATAAATTACAGAAGGATCTGACACACTTCCTGTACCTTCTACTTCAATTGAACCGTCGCCCCATCTTTCCAAAGGTATTGCACCAACTGGAATTATTTTGTAGATTTTATTGCCTTCGAGACCTGACCAATCATCAGTTTCCCGAAAGATATAACCATCACCTAAAGCATCTTCGTTCTGTACATGCACGAGCATGTCATCTTCAATATTTTTTACTGCCGTATAACGATAAATAACATTCCCCACAGTAAGACCAGCTTGCTGCGGAAGAATGTTCTGCATTACCCAGTTGTAGGCTCTAGTCCCACTTTCTCCGTAAACTACGTCAGAGTAAGAGTAGGAGGAGTAGGCTAGCAACGCCGCCAAGAGCCCAGCCTGTAGCCTTCGTTGTTTCGTCCATTTTACCTTCATCTTCTTCCTCTATTGGTTGAACTTCGGTATGGCTTTCCCATCCTGCTTTTGCCTCCGGACCTATCAGTCCGTCGTAAGGGCAAGGAGTACCTGCCATCATCATGGCATCGAATACTCGTTTATCTTGACACATTACTGAAACTGCTGCTACCTTCATTCCCATATCATAGAGAGTTTTGGCATTCTTCAGCTTCTCACAATTCATGTCTCTTTGGGTAGTACCCATTGAAATACCAAGAATCTGAGTTTGCACTGCACCCGCAACTCCTACTGTACAAAGATCCGAATTAGAAATATTCATTGTCGGAGTAATTGCTGAAGGCGGTGGAGACTTCAGTGTTGTTTCAGTTTTTGACGTTATGTCACTAGTTGTTGTTGAGTCTGTTACTATTACGTCTTCTGCAGGTACTTCATCCTGAGCATATAAGGATGAGCTCCAAAGAAGCGTGAAGATAATAAAAAATCTTTTCATGTAAAGCCTATTGATATAAGTTGTATAGTTCCGATTTATTTTTACATTATACCTGAGGTAGCAAATTTTGTCAAGAACTATTTTTTGAGTGTTAGGTATAATTCAAGTATCTCAATACTATGTAAGAGCCTTTTAAGCTGGCATAGCTTCCGCTGTCTATAGTGCCTAGACTTCCTGTGGTAGTTCCCACATGGTGCCTTATTGTAGTATGTGCTATGGTGGTTGCATTTGTTTGCATAATAGCAGGTCTGTAGTCTCCTCCTCCATTGAGATTTATAGGAGGATTAGCAACTTCTCCGCCAGTAATATCATGATTAACTTCCTCGAACTCTATAAAGCCTGAAAAAGTAGGTGCAATAAAAGCAGCGGGGGTATCAGCAATTGTTTGAGTACTAGCGGTATTTTGAGCAATGGTAGGTGGGAGAAGTAATCCTCCTGACGTAGTAAAAGTAAACAAACCACTGCTAGCACTCATAGTAGGGTAATCATACACTCCAGTAGCTGCAACTAGACTAGCCCATCTAGAATCAAATATTGTATTTTGAGGGCTGCTGCCATCTTTGAGCTGTATGCCATAGGTCTCACTTCCAACACTTTTTGCAGAGGTAGGAGCCGAAGCGGCATCAGAACAAACTATAAATTGAACACTTGTAGGATTTTCATGCCTAAAACGTATCTTATTATAATATCCTGCGTTTGTAGGATTATGCGAGTAAACTTCACAAGTAGGAAGCTTTACGTTATAACCACAGCGCATAGCTACAATAGGAGGATTTTCGTATTCTTGAGATAGAATATAATTAGTGGTCCAATTTCTTCGTGTAGTTCCTCCTCGAACGACCACACCACCGTACCATTTACCTTGAAAATCCTGATACGTGCTAGTTATAGAGGAAAGAATAGCACCCCCTAAAGAGCCCTGTTCATGAACAATTACCACAGAGTTTTCGTTGTCTAAAACTATTTCATTGCTCGTATTTCTGATTAATATTCCGTATGACATAATGAGTTACCTTAATAAATATAAATATATTTTTTGATTAGCAAGAGCATTTGTTATGCTTACGCTTTTTGTGGTAGTTCCAGTTACTGTAACGTCAGCACCGGCATTATCTTCGCCAACTGTAGTACCTAGTATTTTTGTACCTGCTTCCGTTCCGGTTATGGTAGTACTTGCGGCACCACTAGAATTTGCTGATACTATTTTTGCTTTTCGTATAATTAACTCATCACTTCTTATTACAGTAGCGCCTGCTGCATTATAAATTTCGAACCCATAACCTCCTGCACTCGACGTAGTTGCATTAGCATTAGTAAGAGCCAGCAAGCTTTTGGTGGTAGTAGTACTAGCAGTACCATCTGACACTGTTAAAGATATTGTGTACTGTCCTGAGCTGGTAGGTGTGAAACTATAAGTCTCTGTTGACGAGGCACTTTGGGTGTCAATAGTAGACCCAGCAATTGAAGCTGAGAATGCAAATGTTAGGCTGGTCGTTCCATCTGGATCATAAGAAGTAGATCCATCAAAGTTAGCTGCAGTATTTACTAATACACTGCTTGATCCCGTAATAGACGCAATAGGCGCTTGGTTTACAAATTGAACAGTATAAGCTTGACTAGCTGTAGCAGTTGCTCCAGTACTATCTGTAACAGTAACTCCTATTGTTGCTGTTTGATTAGAAGTTACATTTTTAAAGGTAAGAGTAGGTGATTGAACTGTGCTACTGCTAAGACTTATTATATCGATATCTGTAGTGGTCCACGCATAGCTAGAAATAGTTACGCCAGAGGCTGTTACTGGTGAGGCCGTAACTACATCGGTACTATTCTCAACAGGTGTAACATCGTCTACACTTGTAATAGAGACGCTTGTTTGAGATACTGGACATATAGTTACAGTAATATTTACAGTAGTTAGTGCTCCCTGATTTAAGTTAGGCCACTGGTAGCTTCCAGAATCTCCACTATAAATCGCAGTTTGTTTTCTATGTTGTACTTGTATTACTGCTGTGGATTCTGTAGTAATAGCAGGAGGAGTATATGTAATAGTGTGCGCGGTGCTGTTATTTGTTCTATTAAGTGAAACATTTCCTCCTCCGCTTGTTACAGATACAGATACAATATTAGATCGAGTAGCAGCACTTCCTGGATTAAAGCTCGAGTACCAAAAATAAGGCGTTGTCAAACTACAAACTAAAGAATGATTTGATGAAACTATACTAGTCTGTGATAAGGTACCTGAACTAGTAGTAGTAATACCTGTGATGGTATGTGTAGTATTTGTAGTGGGGCAGTAACTGCTTGTAGTTGTAGATGTGAAAGTATCACTTACTCCTCCTATAGTTAACGTAGTATTTACTGCGGTACTAACTACACTGGAAGAAGTATGTCGTAGAGTAAACGTATCTCCATTTACTGCTGTAGTATTTGAACTTGTATAGGCTGCTCCGTTTTTACTATAAGTACCTCCACTTACAGATACGGAAGTTGAATAGCCAGAACTAAGTCCTGCAACTGTTATAGTATTAGAAGTTTGTTGTGCACTTCGATCCACAGAAGAAACATCTGTAAAAGTAAAGCTATTGGGCGCTAAAGTAGGAGCTGTTGTTGTGCTTACAAAAGAGCCTGATACACCGCCTACCGTAAGAGTAGTTGTGACAGAAGTAGAGTAGCTGCCTGAAGAAGTATGTCGTAGAGTAAACGTATCTCCATTTACTGCTGTAGTATTTGAACTTGAGTAGGCTGCTCCGTTTTTACTATAAGTACCTCCACTTATACTAACAGCAGTGCTAGTTCCCGCCGTCAGACCTGCAATAGTTACTGTGTTTGCAGAAGTTCTTGTACTACTTAGAGGAACATTTGTTTGGTTCGTAAAGTCAAAAGCTGTAGGAATTGTATCTGCAGGCAGTGTTGTGCTTACAAAAGAGCCTGTTCCTGTTCCTACTGTAAGAGTGGTAGTAGTAGCAGTAGAGTAGCTGCCTGAAGAAGTATGCCGGAGCTTAAAAGTGTCGCCATTTACTGCTGTAGTGTTTGCACTTGAGTAGCCTGCTCCGTTTTTACTATAGGTACCACCGCTTACAGATACATTGAGACTAGTACCAGAACTTAGCCCTGCAATAGTTACTGTGTTTGCAGAGGTTCTTGTATTACTTAAAGGAACAGTTGTTTGATTAGTAAAGTCAAAAGCTGTAGGAGCGGAATTTGCAGCGGCTCTTGTTACAGTAAAGGTGTCGTTAGTTGCAACAAAAGCAGCACTACCTCCTGCCGTGGTAGGACGAGAAGTAAATAGCTCATATGTTGTACTATTTCCATAGGTAGGCAAATTGCTTGTAAAACTTAGGGCACCATTTCCGACTCGTGTAGCTAAGTTAGTTGTCCCATTATTTAGACGTATCGCTACAGTTTGGCCTGCTGTCATACCTCCTATAGTTGTACTTGCCGAAGTGGCAGTATTAGTGATACTGACGTTAGAAGCTGTTACGCTTAGATCTGGATCTAGATAAGTAGCGGGTGTAGAGATTGCCGCCTGCGCTGTTAGACCATTAGCTCCAGTACTTCTAGCATATATAATATCTCCTGCTCTAGCCACATTTGCTATAGCACTTCCATTTGCAACCGCATTAGTAGTATAGTTACTGCTTAGAGTAAGCGTAGTAGACGAAGCTCCGTCTAAAGCGCCTGCTGCTATAGTAAAGGTGCCAGATGCAGCGGCAGTTCCTCCATCCGTGAATGTAGTTAAACCACTAGGTGTTTGGGGATATCTTTTTACATTTAAGTTTGTTGCTACAGTGACAAGGGCTCCGGAGCCTCCCGAAGTAGTTCCTCTTGTTACTGAAACTGCATAATTGTTTTCTCCTCCAGCAGTTGGTAGTACAGAGTTAGACGAAATAGTTATCGTAGAGGAACCTGAGTAGGCCGCATTTCCTTTTCCTACAACACCAATACCCCATCCGTAAGTGTGATCAGAGTCTGCACCAGTAATAGTTAGAGTATGAGATGTAGCGCCATAAGAGATAGTAGCAGGAGTAGCATAATTGAAAGCTTTAGGTGCTAAGTATCTTTGTAGAAGTTGTTGAGCGTTAATAACGGCAGATTCAGAGACTAAGCCATTTGCTCCTACTATTCTTCCCTGATAGTCATAAGCTTGGTTTGCTGCTCGAGTTTGATCAGTATAAGTTACTACATTGTTACCGTCTTGAACATAGCTTCCGAAACTGGTTCCATCGTTGACTCTTCTAAACCAATAGGTAGATGCTCCGTCAGTGTTTGATAGTGTAAGAGTGGCAGTAGTCGTAGCACTTTCTACGCTTGCACTGTTATCAGTATAGCTGAGTGTAGGAGTTTGAGGAAATCTCTTTATCTCTATTGTGCCAGCATCTGTGGCTACATAAGACGCTGAAGGGTTTCCACCTGCAGCAGAATTTCTTAATGTTCTTAAGTTATAGGTATTACTTCCACCTGCAGGAGGTGTCTCATTTGTAGCTATATTATTATGATCTGTTGTTCCTGTTACACCCGAGCTTCGAATAGTACTTCCTTCGAAAATAGCAACTGTATGATTGGCTTGGGCAGCAGTAAAGCTGATAGCAGGGGCACCATCCCCATATCCTATATTACCACTCGCAGTATCAAAAGAGTAACCAGTAGTTACTGCTCCAAGGTAGTTTACGGTTACTGTTAGGGGCCCTGTAAAAGAACCGCTGTTTCTGTTCCTAGAGGCATAGTAATATCTTGTAGTGTTTCGTGGTTGACTGAACTGATTACTTGTTTGCCAACCTGTAGAAGCCATAGAGGTTACAGTTCTTTGTAAATACTCTAAAGTTCCGTTGCTACCACTCGTGGATAAACTTAAACTAACAGTTTCGGTCTGGCTTTCGTTTCCGCTAAGACTTGAGCTTAGTCCGGAGGGTGGATTAATACCGCCAACTCTTTCAATATAGTAGGTATCAGAGGCTGAGCCGTTTCCTCCTCCATCAACCGTTACAGTCATTGCATCGGTATTATTTGTACCGTTAGCTAAAGTTCTGGTTACTCCTCCTATAGTAGCAGTTATCTCGGAGTTACTTGTAAAGTTGTTAAGAGCACCAATTGTTACAGTATTTTGGACAAGATTCTTCTTCCAAATTACATCATCACCTACACTGACCTCTAGCGGATTACTACTGCTTGTTACTGAACCCGTTATAGAACCCGCGTCTACAGTTACTGTAGGACCAAAGAGTGTGGGAGGCGTTCCAGTTTCGGCAGGAACATAGTTTATCTTAATTGTAAACGTTTGCTTGGAAACAGCTGAAACTGTATAAGTTGCTAAGTTTGTTCTTCCTGAGGTACCTGAACCTCCAGTACCGGTTGTCTTATAACGAGTTACATAGTAAGTGCCTGCTCCACCACTGCACGTTGCGGATCCGTTTCCATTTACGGTAGCTAGTATAGTACCGGTGTACCCTCCTGAGCGAAATTCATATACTGTTCCGGCAGTACCGCCAGATATACTTCCAGTATGGCTTGATGCACCACTAAGTATAGTAGCGTTGCCCGGAGTACCTCCAGCGGGGGAAAGATAAGGAGGCGTATGTGCTTCAGTGTAGTTACTGCTGTTTAAAGTGCTTTCGACTCGAGCATACCAAGTATGAGCAGTTCCTCGAGCCCTACTTCCGAACGAGGTGCCGTTGGCGGACCAAGTAGATCCATCAGGACTGACTTTTAAAGTACCTGTTCCACCTCCTGAGGCAGTAACTGTTACGCTTGTAGAAGATGAAGCTGTTGTTGCGGTGGAAAAAGTCAGATTTGTAGGAGCTGCTGGTGCAACAGGTGCGGCAGTACGAGTGACGGTAAAAGTCATACCGGTGGAGTGAAAAGTAGATCCGTCTCCTCCCGTACTTGTAGGCCTTTTTACAAAGAATCTATATGTTTCAGAGCTGCCCGCTGAAGGCAGGGAACTAGAAAAAGAGATGTTTTGAGTTGACGAACTACTAGCTACTACTGCTGTTACTAAGTTAGTAGATCCACCATCTACTCGGATTGCGAGAGTTTCTCCTGCGGTGGCATATTGTATGGTTGTTGTCGCACTCGAAGCACTGGAAGTAATAGTAGGGCTAGTACGCGAGAAAGAGCTGTCGCCTATTAAAAAAGCTGCCTGAGAAGTATTTACAACATTCGAGTTAGTTGAGCTACTTCTCCGTGCTCGAGCATATACTGTACCACTTCCTCGAGAAATTGTAAACGTATTGCTGCTCTGCCAATTATCGGGCGTAGTATCGCCTACTTCACAAGCATACTGTAAAGTACCTCCGCTTCCTGTGTTAGATAAGTTAACGGTTGCAGTTGTATTTTGTTGAGCAGAGCTACCGCCAGTAATAATTACACTTGAAGCTGTGGGCGCGGTTACGCTTGTCCCGCCATCATCCCAAATTATTTCTTTATCTGTACCGTTAGACGAACCGAAAGGCGTTGAGGATAAGGACCAGTTCCAATAACTATTGCCGTTGCTAGTAGAATAGGTTGCGGAAGATCGGGAGAAAGAAGTTCCTCCTATTGATATAGTAGCCCACCCGGAATTTGCTCTGATACCTGTTAAACTAAAAGTTAGGGTGTTAGTACCACTATTATGCGTTAAGCTAATAATATCAGCACCTGAATATAAACTATCTATATTCAGATCTCTGCTACCGTTTTGACTATTAGAAATCGTGCCAAAAGCAGTACTAGCAGAGCCTGATATGACAGTGCCATAAAAACTTATGGAACCTCTATCTACCCATTTTGTTACAATTGTTGTCATTCGTACTCTACCGGTTCTAGCATAACTATGAGTTGTTCATCAGGGATAAGTTGATTAAACTCTGGGTCTGTGGGAGTTTGAATATCTCCAGATAGGACGCCATCAGTGTACCACTGTCCTACTTTATAGTGGTTATCTGTGACGAGAGTGCCTGTCCAAGTAATAGTAATAGCCATAATTTATATCCAGATGTCAAAAATCATGCCTTTCCGAAGAGGGGCAATAATTGAGTATTTCTTTCGCATGTAGTACCTCCGATTAGGTTTTATGAACATACTGGCAATTATACAACAAGGGAAGAAAATTGTCAAGAATTTTTTTCGAGCTGGTCTAGATTAAGACCATTGAAGGGCCATAGCTTCAGCAATTCCGAAGTATGTGATGGATCTTTCATGTCCAGAGCCTCCCCCGAGCATAGACTGTCCACTATCACTTTGATTTGCCCAGCGGTTCTTACCATTGACCACTCGAGGTTCTACAAATGAAGTTTTTTCGAGAGGCGTAAGTCCGCGAAGCCATAGACCAGTCTTTTTTGAAGCATCTTCTCCAAAGTCGTAAGGCTGGACATACTGAGGTTTGGGCATAAAAGGAAGACGAGTGTTAATACACCCTACAGGATTCTCTATACAGAGCTTCTCTACGGGTGCATTCCAAAGATCAGTTATAAATTGGAGGGATTCTTCCGTTTTCTCTGCTCTTCCTTCAATTTTTTTATTCCAATGTAATCCGGAAGACGCCAGATAAGTGCACGGAGGATGAAGTATCGCCATATCCCAGGTTTCTCCATACAATACTTTCAGTACATCGTCCACAATATGAGGCCCTCGAGCTTCGGTTGGGAGTAAGTCACACGAAATTGCATCATGTCCCATTGCAAGAAAACAATCTCTTACAGTTCCACTAAATTCACATCCAATTAATATTTTCATGTGTAAATTATACCGTAGTTTGGGTAAATTGTCAACAATTATTTACACCTTTTTGGTTTTTGAATTTTTCTTAAAGTTATACGTGTGGGGGAGCGCGGGCGAGCTGCTTATAACCAAGTTGTCTAACCGCCTATGTCCTTATTCCAAAACGGTATTAGACAAAAGGATCTCGACCTGTTAGAATGCTTGCATCAACTAGAGGAATGCACATGGCAACTTTAATTTTTATTGGACTTTATATTTTATTTATGGTAGCGGGCCTGGGCGCGACACTCTCTGCAATGGGTGGCTTCTATCTTGGCACGATTTTTGCTTTGTTTTGCATGGCTATCCTGGCATATGCCATGCAAAAAATATTTGATTTAATTTGCTAATAGGTGTTGACAATGCCCACTTTATTTGCGATAATTCATTCATGGATTGGGGGATTGGCTCCCAACCGAATAACTAAAAAGGTACTTAATATGACTGATGTAAACTACACCCCTGAAATGGTTGCCACTATCGAAGCGGCACAGCCTCTGGATCTGGCTAAAGCTAAAGCACTTGGTGCTCAACTGGATCGCGGCTACCGCTCGATCATTGCTAAGGCAAAGCGAGAAGGCTTTGAATATATAAGCAAGCCCGCTCCAGCTCGTAAAAAAGCCGCACCATCTAAAGCTGAATTGGTGGGCGCTATTGCAAAGGCTGTCGATTGTGATACACTTGACGGACTAGAAAAAGCAACCGGCCAATCACTGGCCAAACTATTGGAGCATATAGCGTGATCGAAATAATTGGATGGATAGGAGCGGCCACAATGGTGGCCGCCTCATTCAAGATGGGGCAACCCTTGGGATTGAAAATGGCTATCGTTGGGCTTTCACTGCTAACGATTCAGGCATACTCAAACGAGACCTATAACTTGCTTACGCTTAACCTTTGCAGTATAATAGGCTTCACACTTTCACTGATTAGGAAATAAAAAATGATACATTATATCTTTGACCTCGACCACACTGTTATCGATTCAAGCCACCGCCAACACACTAAACCAGACGGATCGCTTGACCTTGACAACTGGCGCGAGAACTGCACACGGCAGAAAATCATGGCCGATAAAATTCTGCCTCTGGCTGATCTTATGCGCTCGGCATGGGATCGCAAGCATAACGTGATTATCTGCACGGCTCGCGTTCTCTCAATCTGGGATCATGTTTTTCTGGCTGATAATAATCTGCGCGCTCATGCGATACTATCACGCGCTGAGGGCGATAATCGTGGCGATGCTGAAATGAAGCGCGACCTTTTATTGAAGCACTTTTCATCACTCAAAATTCCGGTCGCACGTTGGACTCGAAGCGCGGTATTTTATGACGATAATCAAGCGGTGCTTGACATGGCCGACCGACTCGGTATAATTACCCGTAACGCAATCAAACTCAATAAGCAATTAGGAGCGTAAAAAATGAGACACTATTATCTGATCGTAGACACTGAAACAACGCAACGCGGAACCGTTGCCGATTTTGGTGCGGTGTTAATCACTAAACAAGGCGAGGTCGTCGAGCGATTTGGCGCAATGGTCTTGAATCACTTCGGCTCGCTTCCTTTGTTCTCTGATCCTACCGCTCCCGATTCTGCGCTATGGTCTGAGCAATCCGCAAAGCGTCGAGAGAAGGATTATTATTCAATGCTCGACTCTGGCGAGCGTTCGATTTCAAGCGTCGGTCTAATCAATCAATGGCTTGCGGGTATCAATTCTCGCTATGCTCCTGTATTGACTGCCTATAATCTGACGTTTGATCTCGGCAAATGCCGAAACACTCGGATTGATCTGGGCATTTTCAAGCAATCATTTTGCTTGATGAAAGCGGCAAAGCGTCAGATCGGTACGCTTGCGGAATATCACGAATTCTGCCACACTCACGGCTTTTTGACTGCGAAACTTCGCAAGCCGTCAATGACTGCCGACACTATGGCTAAATTTATTCTAGGCGTATCGCTAGAAGATGAACCTCACACGGCTTTAGAGGATGCACAATTTTATGAAGCCCCAATTTTGACCAAAATTCTCGAGTCGGTCACTCGCAAGCAACTCATGGAGCTAGGACGATGAGCTTATTACCTAAAGACGAGGCGGAGTTACTCCGCCTCAAAATGCAAATGGAAATTATCAGAACCGTTTGCCCTATGATGATGATTTTAATTCAACTTTTTATTATCATACATATTTACTAGGCAAGAATCATGCCAACTATAAATGCGGATGAGAACCATTCGCATTTGGCATGTTCCACGTGGAACACTCCAGGCCAAAAATTTCTTGAAAAAAAAAGCTTGACTTCTTGAAATTTTTGGCGCGGGGGCGCCAGTAGTAAGTCAACGATTATATTCAGGTGGGCTCCATTTAGATTTGCGTGAATTTACACCAAAAGGGGTAGTCTTTTATGAGAAATCGGCGCGGGCGCGCCAGTAGTAAGTCAACGACTATTTTCCAGTTGGTGCCTCGCGCCGATTATAGTGCAGTACCGATGCGATGTCAAGTCTTTTTTTCAGCTTTGGTGCATTTAGTTTAATTCGTGCAGGTCTCTGCGCCGAAGCAAGTAGTAAATAAACTATTTAAATTTACTCAGTGCCCTGGCGGCGCCGATTATACAGTACGCAAGCGAGCTTGTCAAGTACTATTTGCAAATTGCCGCAGATTTGGGCAAATTAAGTCAAGTCTTGACAAACCTGGGCGGGTGCGATATAATTCGATTTAATTTGGGACAATTTGTGCAAATAGTTCTTGACACGCTGAGGTCGTGTGCGGCCCCCCGGAATTAAATTGCGTTTGGTGGACGAAAATTCCCAAAAAGTTGTTGACAACATGGTGAAGTGGGCGTATAATACTTTCATAAATTAAGAAAACAACCAATTAGGAGATTGACATGATTGTAACATTTGACATAGCAGACGGTGCATTCGAGTTTTTCACCGAACGACAGTGGAAGATGCGTATAGAGCAGTGGCGTGAAATGTTGCTCAATGACGGCTATGAATTTGCTGAAGATATGGACGCGGAAGAGATAGTTGAGTGCCAGTGTGGTGAAGAACTTTTCTTTGATGAAGTCCCAGACTTTTCCAAATAGTTGTTGACAAGATGCTGATAACCACGTATAATAACTTTATTAAATCGCAATTAAACAAATTTTTCGGGAGAAAAAATATGACTGAAGTAACCAGAACCCCTAACTACACAGACGAGATGGTCAACGCTATGGTAGCAGACTATCAAGATAATCCAACAAAAGACACAGTTGCAAAACTAGCGTCTGAGTTCAACAAAAGCACACGATCAATCGTTGCAAAACTAGTACGCGAAGGCGTCTACGTTGCAGCTCCTCGAGTAACCAAGACTGGTGCTCCTGTGATCCGTAAGAGCGAGATTGTCACTCAGATTCAGGACGCACTCGGTGTAGAGTTGCTTACTCTTGAGAAGGCTTCTAAAGCTGACCTAGAACGACTCCTAGTAGCAGTACTATGAGTAGGTATGAGAAGTACAGTGGTTTAGTATGGTTTGTAGCCGTACTATTCCTCTGGCCAGCACTAATTGTAGTGTTTGGTTAACCAATCAAAAAATAGTTCTTGACGATTTGGTTAAATGTTAGTATAATAATGTTTCTTTCAAAGGCACTACGATCAGCTTGGTACTCTCTGCAGCGAGAACGCCTCCACTGGTGCCTTTACAGTAAGTCCAGTAACGATGCTTGAGTGATCTGATTAACCTTTGGTGTTCTTTGATCTCGCGGATGTACTGGCACAGCCTACTTCACAGGGCTGTCTAAAGCGTATGGTGTGTTGGGTTTTTGGATCTTTGTACCGAACAAAGGGAGGTTTGTGTGTTGTAGACTCTGTTGTATCCTGTCACAAAAATCATGAGTCGAGGTGCTTCTAACGGTGAGCCGAAGCAACGATTGTAGAGCGAGGCGGTCTCTCTTTCATCCATATTAAGTATCTATTTGCCCTCCTTGTGAGGGCATTTTTTTGCCCCTTCTAAAATATTTCTTGACAAAATTCCTCAGAACCTGTATAATAATTACATTAAATAGGAGAACCTTTATGGAATATTTTTTACAGCAAGACCATAACACTGGTAACTGGTGGATTGTGGCGCAGGAAGAAGATGGTTATAGGCAGGTAGTACGCACTCTAAGTTGGAAACTTAACTATTTAGAAGCTCGGCAGCACTTGAACAAATATATTGAGGAGAACGATGATGAGTAATGTATTAGCATTTCCAGCAGTAGAAAAAACAGCACAAACTTTATTAGCAAGATTAGAGTCTCAAGCTGAAAACCTGGAAGAAAAGTATGTATTACTAGAAGAACTTCACGGCAAGCTCCATGATGCTGAAAAGCAAGCAGAATGCATGGAAAGCCGTTACAATGAAGTAATGGAAGAATATGCAAAACTAGTAGGTACTGAAAATGTTCCTAGAGTTTTATTAGAGTACGCAAGTAATTGTCGTATTGATGTGAATGCAGATACGTTAGAGTACATATTTACTTTTGCAGATGATGTATCTAAAGCTCCTACGCAGTACTCTTTAGGGCTGTTTCCGGAGGATGACAATGAAGATTAAAGACGATATTATCGAGAAGTGGGAAAGCGGTTGGACAGTGTATGAGATTGCAGAGCACTACTCCACACCCGTAGAGAATATAATTAACATACTGGGGTTGGGAAATGAATTACACTGATGAACAAACGCGTTATATAGTAGAGTATTACCAAATGCATCCTACTATGCAAACAGTAGAAACCCTAGCAGAAAATCTAGGAAAGAGTACAAAATCAATAATCGGAAAGCTATCACGGGAGGGCGTGTATGAAAGAGCTGTCTACAAGAACAAAAGCGGGGACTTACCTGTCACGAAAGCTGAGATCGTTAGTAACATTGCTGAGAATCTGGGACTTGAGATTGAGAATCTCCTTGGCCTCGAAAAGGCTCCAAAAGCAACGCTCAAAACTTTGGAACTCGCAACGGGTGCGCAGAAAGTCGTATAAAACTGATGGCAAGACGTTCGATAAGAACGATGTAAAGTACAATAGCAAAGACAATACTTGACCCCGCTACGGGGTATGAGAGAGCCTCCTTTACTGGGGGCTTTTTTATGTCTAGAAAAAGTACGACGGCAAAGGGGAATCTAGGACAAATTGTGGAAAAGGAATACGACTTTGAATGATCGCGAATCGGACAAAATTATGGCATAGTATGTGAAAAGTAAAAGGAATTTTTAGTCAAGATGTTTCAGGTCATTGCGACCCGTTTGACGTTAGTAAATTATCATGGTCATTAGCAATTGATCAGATAATCGTTGATATTGATGTGAAATCAATGTGGGGTTATTGCTAGTTTGAGACAACAACGTAATGATCTTATGGGATAAGAGATAGAGATCAAAGATCTCCCTCATAGCGCATAAATCACTATGTCCCTCACTAGCATCTAGTTGTGAAGAATTGTAATTGATCTTAGTATCTATCAATTTAGGATATATTTTATCACACTTTTTCAAATCTGTAAAGGGTAAATTTTTGCTTAGGTTAGTTGATTTAAGCTGGTTGAAAAAGTAGAAGAATGAAGCTGACATACAAAAATTATTTTTCTATCCCTCACGATAGTCGAGAATCTTCTCATCCCAAACCCAGTTTGCCGCAAAGTCAGCATAAAATTTCTCCTCCAGGAAAGTATGGTTATCTCGCGCATACTGTTCGTAGGAAAGTTGTGGTTCTTTGTAGCTCTCTCTTTCAATACAATTATCTTGCCACATAAACCTTACAAAGTTGTTATAGCCTTCAGTTATCATTTCTCAGCTCCTAGTTGTAAAATAAATGATTGTCAATTGTTGTAACTAATTCTAAATGTTTTGACCAGTAAGGCTGAACAGTATCAGAGTGATACCATAGAGAGCCTTCTGTTATATCTTTGTACTCTTCAAACAGTACTTGATCTGCTATGTAAAGCGATTCCATCCATGTTGTGGAATCAGTAGGAAGATCACTCTTACCGTCACAGAACCAACTAAACTGACATCGGTTCTTGACAGGAAGCATGTTGCCTTTCCAGTTCTCTTCCCACTCTGCTTGGTATACAACTTCACAAACAGAGTTAGGAAACTGTGGATCAGCTACCCTGTTCATTACTACGTTTGCGACTGCCAACCGACCTGCAAAAGATTGGTTGGCAGACTCAAAGTATATGTTCTGTGCTAAACAGAACCTCTCACCGTTTTCATCATAGCTCGCACCTGGAATAGGCATAGCGAGTGCTGCAACTACAGCGAGAGTTCGGATCACTGTACGAACTTAGTAAGATCTGGCTCACGATAGTTCGGGCCTTTCATTACCTTGCCATCTTCTCGATAGAGAGGACGACCGTCCGAACCTAGCTTAGTCATATTACTGCTATGAACTTCGTGAAAGCAATCATCGAGATCAAGACCGAAAGCATGACCTGCTCCGTAGACAACATAGAGAATATCTGTAAGTGCATCTGCAATTTCAAGCATACTTTTGTTAGCCAATCCATCTCTTAACTCCTGTACTTCTTCTTCAATTAGGTCAAGGCGTAATGCCGAGAGGTTAAAGTCGGGCATAGTGGGGATATGAAGAACTTCTTGACCGAAAGCCTCCATAAAGTCACCTACCTTTTCAAAATTTGTAATCTGTGTACTGCTCATTTTTTATTTCCTGTTTTAATCAATTTATGCGTTTATTATACGCAATAATCAGTTCTTTGTCAAGACTTATCTTTCAGTGCCTTCAGGGTACTAGGATACTTCTTGTTCAGCTTTTTTAGTAATCGAGAGATCATGTGTTGTTTCGGAAGAGTGACCACCTCGATATTCTTGTAGTAGTCCTCGGGGTTACGAGTATCTCCTTCAAGCCCGTGGTAGCATTCCTCCGCCTCTTCATCCTCCAAATCACCGTCCCAATTCAGATCTGTAACCTGGAGTTGAGCGGTTTTCGCATTACGAAAGATACGATCATAGTTCTCGTCATACGCCTTTTTGTTCATAGTTCTATCCTTGTCGCCTTTGCTCATGTATTCTCTCCAATACTTCTAGCTTTTGTTCGTCGGTCATTATAAACCAGTCTGTAATCTCTGCGGGTGTGCGTTTACATCCAAGACAGGCAGTCTCTGCGGGGTCGTAGAGACAAGTGCCTATACATGGAGATTTAACAGTTGATCTAGCTTGTCTTGCCATAATTGTTTAAACTCTGGGTTATGCGCTCTATCACGAGCGCGTCGGAGGGCTCTTGCTCTCTCCATTACACGGTTCATAAACTCGCAAGTATAAATTCAGGAGATGTGTAGTGATATGGATCTTCTTCACAGTTATCTTCCTTACCTTCTTCAATGAACCAATCGGTAATCTCACCGTTGTCGATGACACAAGCATATCTCCAAGACCGAGGACCAAAGCCCAAGTTGTCTTTGTCTACAAGCATATTCATACCGTCTGTAAATTTATGAGAACCATCAGGAATTACTTCAATGTTCTCTAATTTGTTTTCTCGTGCCCACTTATTCATTACGAAAGAGTCGTTCACAGATACACAATAAATTGCATCAAACCCATGTTCGTTTAAAAACTCTGGAGCAAGACGCTCAAAGTCTGGAAGCTGATAAGTAGAGCAAGTAGGAGTGAAAGCTCCTGGCAGTGAGAATACTAAGACTCTGCTGTGAGCAAAGAGATCCCAGGTGCTTACGGTTTTCCACACAAATTCCTGAGTCCCATCAGAGAGATCTACAGGCACACGCGTATGAAACACCACTGAGGGTGCGTGAGTTGGAAGACTACGATAAAATCGTTGATCTTCATAATCATCTCGCTCATGGCGAGCACAATAAACTGTCATTTTACCATCCTTTTTTAATTCTTGTATCAAAATAATACTGTTTACATTCTTTAACGGTCTCAGAAATGCCTTCCTCAACCTCCTTTTTGCATAATGCATTTACTTTCTTTGTATTTTCTATTGCTCCAATAGTGCCAGCAATTAACATGGCCCAAAATACTATGTTCATTCTTCTTCCTTGTTACTCTCTTTCTATATGTACTAATCTAATATAGAAGTTTTTCGTTATGAGTGATTCAGGATAGCCTTTGCTAACCAACCACTCGTTTTGATATTTCCAGTCCCACATTGCCCAGTTTGTCGGGCAGGGGATAGGAAAACCATACTTTTTGCCTTCGGGAGGCATAATCATTAATATTGTGTTAGACATCTTTAAGGGTGATCGCTTCCAAGCTCTTCCTACCATGATTTACTCTGCCAAGCTACGCTAAACTTATACTCTGCTTCTGTAGATGCAAAATGAATCTGGTTAGACTCTTCTTCGTATTCGTACTCATCATCTTCAAGTATATCTTCGCAAAGATCAAGTGCAGTATTAAGAGTTTCTAAATCTAAAAATTGTGTAGTTGGTCCTACCATCCGAACAGCCCCCATCCGTGATTAGCTACTGCATTAAGTATAATTGCAATACAAGTAGCCATATGAGTTAACCACCAAGTGGTTCTAATTAAAGCAATTGTATCTGCCTGTGCATCGGTCTCTCCGACCTTTTCTCCAAGGCTTTTAGCCCATAATCTCCATAGTCCTCTCATTCTAGCCCAAGTCCTTAGTTTCATTGTTGACCTCTTTTTTATTATTCCGCCGAACACGTTTATTATAACGACGCTTGATTATTTTCAATGCTTTTCTACCAAAGTTATAATATTTTCGAGCTTTGGTGAGGGCATCATATTCATCACCGCCTTTCAGGGGTGTATCTCTACCGTTTTTCATAGCCTTCTCTCAAAATCCTTAGGGTCGCTGTTTATGATTTCTTTTGCCTTATGTTCCCATACAAAAGGAAACAGTCCGTGTACTATACACACAAATGCAAGAGTCCA